GCGCCTGTAATAGAAATCAATGTTGATGATGACCAAATAGATGATAGAGTAGACGAAGCTCTTCAATTCTATCAATTTTACCATGCTGATTCTATTGAAAAAATGCATTTAAAGCATAAAGTAACTAATTCAGAATTAACATTAACAGGTGCAGTTGCTGGTAATTTCTCAGTAGGAGAAAAGATTACTGGTTCAAATTCTGGAGCAATTGCTACAATTAAAACAGCAACTGGAAATAAGATTACATACAGCGCTTTAAAAGATTCAAACACACCATTTAGTACTGAAACAATAACTGGTGAATCATCAGGTGCAACAGCTGTGATAGCATCTATTGCAAAGGGTGATATCGAAAACGGATACATTACTTTAAATGATTTAGTAAGAGATGTTATAAGAGTTATGCCTATAAGAGATACAGTATCATCAACTGATATGTTTGATATAAGATATCAAATTCATTTAAATGATATACATTCAGTAGGATTCATGGGTAGTCTTACTGATTATGTAATGTCACAACAGTTTTTATCGCTTTTAGACCAAGTTATAGATTCAGACGAAAAACATATTAACTTTGAAAGACATAAAAACCAATTACGTATTGATATGGATTGGGATAATGAAGTTGAAGTTAATGATTATATTGTTATTGAATGCTATAGAGTAATAGACCCTGATACATATACAGATGTATACAATGATTATTTCTTAAAAAGATATGCAACAGCATTAATCAAAAGACAATGGGGTACAAACTTAATCAAGTTCGAGGGTATGGTAATGCCAGGTGGCGTAACATTTAATGGACGTCAAATATTTGATGATGCAAACGAAGAAATTACAAGATTAGAGGAAGAAGCTAGATTGAACTGGGAACAGCCAGTCGACTTCATGACAGGATAAACCATGCCGAGAAACGTATACTTTTCTCAGGCCGTCAAAAGTGAACAACACTTATATGAAGACCTGATAATAGAATCCTTAGGAATATATGGACAAGATGTTTATTACATTCCACGTACAATAGTAAATAGAGACAGTGTTTTAAATGATGACCCTGCGTCAACATTTGATGATGCTTACCTTATGGAAATGTATATTGATAATCCAGAAGGCTTTGATGGTGCTGGTGATTTATATAGTAAGTTTGGTTTAGATATAAAAGATGAAGCTACATTTATAGTATCACGCAGAAGATGGGATGATAAAGTTGGTACTTTTTCTGCTAATGTAGAAAATCCAAGACCAATGGAAGGAGATTTAATCTTCTTACCAATGACAAATAATTTCTTTGAAATTAGTTTTGTTGAAGACGAACAACCATTTTATCAATTATCAAACTTACCAGTTTATACTATGAAGTGTTCATTGTTTGAATACAATGACGAAGATTTCGAAACTGGTATTGTAGATATAGATGACACAGTATCTGTAGAAGGATATCAATTGCCAATTGATGTAACTATTTCTGGTGGAACACATTTCGAAGTTGGTGAAATTGTAAGACAAACTGTAGATTCAAGTGTCACACCTAATGTAATTGTATTTGGCGAAGTTCAACAAAGAACTAAATCATCAGACATATTAAGTAAAATATGGGTATCTAATATTGGAACAACAGGTTCAACAGATGCTAAATCATTTACTCAAGGCGGAACAATAACAGGAGATACATCAACTTATAGTGGTATTATTGCTAAAGTATATAGCGATGTCACAGATACCACAGGCAACTCTTGGTCAACAGATGAACAAGCTCAAAACGTAGAATTTGAAATAGATGCAGATGGATTTATTGATTTCTCAGAATCAAATCCATTTGGCGACCCATCGGAGACTTACTAATGTTTGGAGACCATTTCTATCATTCAACAATGAGAAAATCAGTGGCTGTATTTGGTACACTATTTAATAATATTCAAGTAGTAAGAAAAAAAGCTGATGGCAGTACTATAAACCAGATAAGAGTTCCTCTTGCTTATGGTCCTAAAGAAAAATATTTAGCTCGTATCGATAGCAGCGCTACTTCATCGATGGGCATTAAATTACCAAGAATGGCGTTTGATATAACAGGTATTACATTAGACACTACTCAAAAAATGGCTAAGAGAAATATCATATCAGAAACACATGGGTCAGATATTACTAAAAAGAAAACAATAAAGCATTATACTTCTTATGATATTGGTATGTCATTATATATTTTAGCTAAAAATCAAGATGATGGACTACAAATTGTTGAACAAATATTGCCGTATTTTCAACCAGAATATAATGTTACCATTACACCAGTTGAAGGATTTAATTATAAACAAGATGTTTCTGTTATACTTGGCGGTATTAGTATTGATGACCAATACGAGGGAGACTTTACTGAAAGAAGAGTACTTACTTATCAATTAGATTTTACAATGAAAATGAAATTCTTTGGGCCAACAGCTGACCAAAAAATTATACGTGAAGTTAATTTAGACTTCCATGAAAAAGATAATGTCAGCAGAACGTTCGAGGAAATGGACTTTACTGTTGGTGGTTCAGATACTGCAGATAGTTTTACAGTAACTGAAACTAAAACTGAAGGTGGATAATGGATAAAAAAGAAAAGATGGCTGCAAATCTACAAAAGAATTTGCCAGCTACTAAAAATAGACCTATCAAAATAGATAAAGATATTAAAGATGATTATGAGTTTTCGCGTAAAACTTATAAAGACCTAATATATACTGGTACTCGTTCAATGGATGTACTTGCTGAATTAGCAAGAGAATCTGAACATCCAAGAGCGTTTGAAGTACTTGCTCAAACAATAAAAAATATCGGTGATACTACTGAAAAGCTTATGTCTTTACAAAAGAAAAAGAAAGATTTAACAGCTGATGAAACTGAGAAACAAAAAAATGTGACGAATAATAATATGTTTGTAGGTAGTACAACAGACTTACAAAGACTTTTATTAGATAGAGATAATGTGATTGATGCAAAAGTTAAAGAATAATGAGTTTGGTTATCTAGGCAATCCGTCTGTAAAAAGAGATGGTGTTGAAACTGAATTTACAAAAGATGACATTCTAGAATATCAAAGATGTATGAGAGACCCAGCATATTTTGCTAGGACATATATTAAAATTATAAATCTAGACGAAGGATTAGTTCCATTTAATTTATATCCTTATCAAGAAAACATGTTTAAACATTTTAATGATAATAGATTTAGTATAGTATTAGCATGTAGACAAAGTGGTAAATCAATATCTTCAGTTGTATATCTCTTATGGTATGCAGTGTTTCATCCAGAAAAAACAATTGCAATATTAGCAAATAAAGGAGCAGTTGCAAGAGAAATGCTCGCGCGTATCACGCTAGCGTTAGAAAATTTACCATTCTTTTTACAGCCAGGATGTAAGGCTTTAAATAAAGGTAGTATAGAATTTAGTAATAATAGTAAGATAATAGCTTCAGCTACTTCTGGTAGTTCAATAAGGGGTTTATCTATTAACTTACTATTCCTTGATGAGTTTGCATTTGTAGAAAATGACGCACAATTTTATACATCAACTTATCCGGTAGTATCTGCTGGTAAAGATACTCAGATTATTATTACATCTACAGCAAATGGAATAGGTAATATATACCATAAACTATGGGAAGGTGCAGTACAAAAGACAAATGAGTTTAAACCATTTAGAGTAGATTGGTGGGATGTTCCAGGAAGAGATGATAAATGGAAAGAAACTACTGTATCTAACACTTCTGAGTTACAGTTCGAACAAGAGTTTGGTAATACCTTTCATGGAAGAGGTAATACATTAATTAGTGCTAATCATTTATTAGCTCAAGTAAGTGTTGACCCAGAGTTTTTTAAAGAAAACGTTTACATATATAAACAGCCAATTGAAGGCCACGAGTATGTAATGACTGTTGATGTATCTAAAGGCAGAAATCAAGATTATAGTACATTTACAATAATTGATGTAAGTGAACAACCATTTGAACAGGTAGCAGTATTTAGAGATAACAATATATCTCCAATGCTATTGCCAGATATTATATACAAATATGCAAATACATTTAATGAAGCTTATGTAGTTGTTGAAAGCAACGACCAAGGTGGAGTTGTTTGTAATGGTTTATATTATGATTTAGAATACGAAAACATGTTTGTAGAATCAAGTATTAAAGCAAATGCTCTTGGTGCTACTATGACTCGAAGAGTTAAACGTATTGGTTGTTCAAGCATAAAAGACTTAATAGAACAAGGTAAGCTTAAAATAAATGATGCTAATACAATAGTTGAAATGAGTACCTTTGTAAGTAAAGGAAATAGTTACATGGCCCAAGCTCCAAATCATGACGATTTAATGATGAACTTAGTTCTTTTTGCTTGGTTTACTACAACTGATGTATTTCAAGCTTTGACAAATATTGATATGAAAGATATGTTATATAGAGAAAGGTTGGCTGCAATACAAGACGATATGTTACCATTTGGTTTTCTTGAGAGTGGGAACTACGAAAAGGATAAATATACTAAAGACGATGATGGAAACATTTGGTTCGAACAAGAATGGACAGGAAATGCAAAATTTTAACGAATTTACAGCTGAAAAAACAGTAATAACAGAGGAAGAGAAAAGTTATAGGTATGTATATCTATGGTATGATGACCCTGAAGACCCTGATGACCCAGAAGCTACTGCAGATGATTTTATAAAAGAAGGAGATTCTGTAGGTTTAAAGGGATTTAAAGTTGATGTACAAGGTGCTTATTCTGATTTAGAAGATGGAGTAAGGTATATCTATGATGGTATGACTGATAAAAAAGTAAGAAAGTTTAGAATAGATGAAAACACACTAGTATTTGTAAGAGCTCCAGTTACTAAAAGAAAAGCTTGGTCAGACTTTTTAACTCAGTTAGAAAGAGCTGGTGTTGTATGTGTTAACACTCGTGCATGTATGGAGATAACATCTGATAAATATAGAACAAGTTTATATCTTGCTGAAGCAGAACTAGCTCAGCCTAAAACAGTTTTAGTTCATCATCCAGAAAAAGCAATACCTGCTATGGAAAGACTTGGCGCTAAATATCCAGTTATTCTTAAAACACTTACAGGTTCATTAGGTATTGGTGTTATTAAAGTAGATTCAGAAAGTTCATTACATTCAACTGTACAGTTATTATATAAGTTAGACCCAAACATGGGTGTATTACTACAAGAAATGATTAAAGACTTTACATTTGATATACGTGCTCATGTTATCGGTGGTAAATTCCATGGAGCAATTAAAAGACCTGTAGTAGCAAAAGACTTTAGAAGTAATGTATCACTTGGTTCTAAGCCTGCTCCTATAGAGTTAACTGATTTAGAAATAGAACATGTTGAAAAAGCAGCTAAAGCTGTTGATGGATTATGGGTAGGTGTAGATATATTCCCATCTAAAGATAGAAATAAAATACCACCAATGTTTATTGAGATTAATTCAACACCAGGCACAAAAGGATATAGAAAAGCTACTGGAGAAAACCTAGCTAAAAATATCTTAATAAAATTTAAAAATAGGGATTATTGGCTCAAACCTAATACATATAAATCAATGTTTGAAGATAAAATACAAGCAGACAGTATGGAGTTTGAGGGAGATGTTGTAAAATGGTCTAAAGACGGTATACAATATGAACATGATATAATTGGTATATCAGGTAAAAATCCTATAATAGAATATAATTCTATCGAAGTTGAGTTGCTTCGTTAGAAAACAAATTGTTATAAATAAGTATGTATTGAATATTCTTATTATGACACATATTAACTAACTCAAATAGAGGACAAAGCGATGGCATTTCAAGTATCACCAGGCGTCGAGGTAAAAGAAATTGACGCAACGAATGTAGTTCCAGCCGTATCAACCAGCATTGGTGGATTCGCAGGCGCATTCAACTGGGGTCCAGTGGAGCAAATAGTAACAGTAGGTTCTGAACAAGAACTTGCAGCGACTTTTGGAGCTCCAGACGATTCCACAGCTAAACACTTCTTAGTAGCAGCATCTTTCTTAAAGTATGGTAATGCACTAAAAGTGGTTCGAGTAGCTTCCGGTCATAAGAACGCGACCGCACAAGGTACAGGACAGCTGATAAAAAATGATGAAGATTATGCGAATAATTATGGAGCGGGTCAGCTAAATTTGGGGTTATGGGCAGCTAAACATCCAGGCGTACTGGGTAATAGCTTAAAGGTATCAATGGTTTCAGCAGGAAGTTCACCGTTTAGCGGATGGACTTATGCTGGTAATTTTGATGCTGCACCAGGTACATCTACATCAGCAGCTGCAGTCGGCGTTTCAAACGACGAATTGCATATTGCAGTTATAGATGAAGACGGAGCTATCTCCGGAACAGCTGGGACAGTATTAGAAACATTTGGGTTTGTATCACAAGCTTCAGATGCTAAAAAAGACGATGGTACCTCTCTTTATTACGTTGATGTTATTACTACTCAATCTAACTATATTCGTTGGATTGACCATGATAGCACTAACTTAGATGAAGCCGGATTTACCCTAGCAGCAGCGAAAGCAGCCAACACAGATAGTGAAGGTGCTAACCAATTTAAGTCTCATAGCTCAGCAATTGAACATTCACTAACAGGTGGATTAGACGATAACGCACCAACAGTTGGAGAAATAGCAGCAGGATTCGATCTTTTATCCGATGCAGAAACTGTAGATGTTAACTTACTTTTTGCAGCAGCAGACGCCGATGGCGCTGAAGCAATTGCGGAAGATTTAATATCAATAGTAAATGCAAGGAAAGATTGTATGGCATTTATATCTCCACCAATAGAAGACACTGTTAACAATGCTACTCCAGCAGCAAGTGTAAAAACTTTTGCTGATGGTTTAACATCAACATCTTATGCTTCATGTGATTCAACAGCATTATATGTATATGACAAATATAACGACAAATACAGATATATAGCTGCTTCAGGACACATGGCAGGACTTTGCGCAAATACTGATTCAGTAGCTGATGCATGGTTCTCACCAGCAGGTGTAAACAGAGGTCAACTTTTAGGAGTAACTAAATTAGCATTTAATCCTAAGAAAGCAGACAGAGATTCTTTATATAAAGCAAGAGTCAATCCTATAGTATCATTACCTGGACAAGGTACTTTACTATTTGGAGACAAAACTTTATTAAGTAGACCTTCAGCATTCGATAGAATAAATGTACGTAGACTCTTTATCGCATTAGAAAAAGCGGTTAGCACAGCAGCTAAAGCGCAACTATTCGAATTTAACGACGAATTTACAAGAGCACAGTTCAGAAACTTAGTTGAACCGTTCTTAAGAGACGTCAAAGGTAGACGTGGACTTTCAGACTTTTCAGTAGTTTGCGATACCACTAACAACACTAGCTCAGTAATTGATGGTAATAAATTTGTAGCTGATATCTTTATCAAGCCTGCAAGAAGTATTAACTTTATAACATTGAGCTTCGTAGCAACTAGGTCCGGAGTAGAATTCTCCGAGATCTCAGGTTCATAGGAGATAAGACATGGCAATATTAGGCGTAGACGATTTTAAATCAAAATTAGTAGGCGGTGGAGCAAGGTCTAACCTTTTCAAGGTGACTATGAACTATCCAAGTTATGCACAAGGCGATGTTGAACAAACATCTTTCATGTGTAAAACGGCTCAAATGCCTGCATCAATTATAGCACCTATCCCTGTATTATTCAGAGGTAGAACATTGCAAATAGCTGGTGATAGAACATTCGACCCTTGGACAATTACTGTAATCAACGATGTTGATTTCACAGTTCGTAACGCTATGGAACGTTGGATGAATGGTATTAATGGACATAACGAAAACACAGGATTATCTAATCCTACTGACTATCAATCAGACGCAATTGTTGAACAATTGAATAAGGCTGGAGAAGTTACAAAGAAATATGACTTTAGAGGTCTATTTCCAACTAACATTTCTGAGATAGAAGTAAGTTATGATTCAGAAAATACTATAGAAGAGTTCACTGTTGAATTCCAGGTTCAATACTGGGAATCAGACACTACTTCGTAGGTATATAAATAATATTAAACGAGGGGATTTAATGTCCCCTCCGATAATATTGAGGTAAATGTATGGCTGAATTTTTTGGCTTTGAAATAAATAGAAAAAGTTCTAAAGTAAAAGAACTACCTTCATTCGTTCCTAAGACGGACGAGGATGGCTCGGGTGTAATTCAAGCGGGCGGTCATTTTGGCGCGTACATCGATATGGATGGCGACAAGTTTAAAAATGAAGTCGACTTGATACTAAAATACAGAGATATAGCATCACAACCAGAATGCGATGCCGCTGTTGAGGATATAATAAATGAATCAATAGTAGGTAATAATGATGAAGCTCCAGTTAATTTAGTATTAGATGAATTAGAAATATCAGATAAACTGAAAGAGGCTGTTAAATTCGAATTTGATACAGTCCTTAAATTGTTAAACTTTAACGCGTATGCTCATGATATATATCGTAAATGGTATATTGATGGAAGGCTACCGTATCATATTATAATAGATAAAAACTCGCCTAAAAAAGGTATTCAAGAACTGCGATATATCGACCCTACCAAATTAAGAAAGGTGAAAGAGGTTGAAGAAAAGCAGGACCCTAAAACAGGTGCTAAGATTATAGAGAAAAGCGATGAGTTCTTTTTATTCCAAGACAAGTTAATGTCTGGAGCAGAACAAGGATTAAAAATATATCCTGATGCAATTGCATACTGTACATCTGGTCAAATGGACCCAGGTAGAAAAAGAATATTATCATATTTACATAAAGCTTTAAAACCAGTGAATCAACTGAGAATGATGGAAGATTCACTAGTTATATACAGAATATCACGTGCCCCAGAACGTAGGATATTTTATATTGATGTTGGTAATTTACCTAAAGGTAAAGCCGAGGAATACTTAAGAGGTATCATGAATCAATATAGAAACAAGTTGGTATATGACGCATCGACTGGTGATATCAAAGACGATAAAAAACATATGAGTATGTTAGAAGACTTTTTCCTACCAAGAAGAGAAGGTGGAAGAGGTACTGAAATCACCACGCTACCAGGCGGCGAAAACTTAGGACAAATAGATGATATTATATACTTCCAAAAGAAACTATATAAGTCACTTAATGTTCCAGTTAATAGATTAGAACAAGAAGCTCAGTTTACACTAGGTAGAAGTAGTGAAATAACAAGAGATGAAGTAAAGTTTAAGAAGTTCATAGACAGATTAAGAAAAAGATTTTCTGATTTGTTTATGCAGTTATTAAAAACTCAATTATTACTCAAAGGTATTATTACTGAGAGTGATTGGAAAGATTGGAAAGAAAGTATTGCCTTTGATTATATTGAAGACAATTACTTCTCTGAACTTAAACAATCAGAAATGTTGAGAGAAAGATTTGATATGCTAGGAAACTTAGATGAATATGTAGGTAAATACATATCAAATGAATGGATACGTAAAAACGTATTACGTCAGACTGACGATGAGATTGAAGAAATTAAAAAACAAATCGATCAAGAGACTAAAGATGGAGATAACGATGCTCCTGATGGAGACGACCCTCGTTGGGACGGATAATTTTATAAATATATAAACAAGGATAAACAAATGAATGTAAATGAATTGATTAAGAATCTACAAGATGGAGATAACGTTTCAGCAAATAGACAGTTTAATACTGTAATGGCTGACAAAATGACAGCTGCTCTTGATGCTAAGAAAATAGAAATTGCATCAGGAATGATTCAGCGTAAAACTTCAGAAGAAGAAGTTTCTGCAGTAGCTGAAGAACAAACAACTGAAGAGGAGTAATATCCTCTAATACTAGGTATTTAAATGAAATTAATAACAGAGTACGTAGAACAAAATATAGAAACGATTTGCGAACAAAAGAAAGATGGTAGTAAAGACTATTTCATCGAAGGTGTGTTCATGCAATCGAATAAAAAGAACAGAAACGGTCGTATTTACGAAAAAGCTTCATTAGAAAAAGCTGTAGAAAAATACGTCGTTGAACAAGTTAAGCAAGGAAGAGCTGTTGGAGAGTTAAATCATCCAGAAGGACCAACAGTAAACCTTGACAAAGTTTCACACAAAATCACTGATTTGCATTGGCAAGGAAATGATGTTGTAGGAAAGGCATCAATATTAAAGACACCTATGGGAAAAATAGTCGAAGGACTACTCGAAGGTGGAGTTAAGCTTGGTGTTTCAAGTCGTGGTATGGGAAGTCTTGTACAGAAGAATGGCGCTAGTTACGTGGGGGACGACTTTATGTTGGCCACAGTAGATATCGTTCAAGACCCAAGCGCTCCAAGTGCATTTGTAAATGGAGTGATGGAAGGTGTTGAATGGGTATGGGATAACGGCCTTATTCGTCAACAAGATATTGAAGCAATTGAGACTGAAATTAAACGCGCTCCTCGCAAGGATTTGCAAGAAGCTGAAATAAGAGCGTTTAAAAATTTCCTCTCTAAATTAAATCTAAAATAGGAGAAAACTATTATGTCAGACGACAGAAATCAGTCAGAAGAAGTAGTAGAATCTGTTGAAGAAGAGCAAGTAGATGCTCTCGTTGAAAATGAAATTTTAGACGAGGAATCTCTTGAAGAAACTTATGGCAAAGGCAAGAAAAAAGTCAATGCTATGAAATACAACTCTAAAGAAGAACCAGTAGAGGAAGAAGAAGAAGACGAAGAGGAAGTCAAAGAAGACGCACCTGCAGTCGAAATTCCAAAAACTAAAGCTGGAGTTATTCAAGCAACAGTTGATATGCTTAAGAAGGCTAAATCAGAAGACGCAAAAAAACTTTATTCAAAGTTAGTGACTATTGATAGTGAACCTGAATCAATTAAATCAGAAAAAGATGCAGAAAAAGCTGTATCAGGCAAAATGCCAGAACCTAAAGCAAAAGCTAAGGTTGAGGCTATTGACTTTTCAGATGACATTGATGCAATCATTAAAGAAGAAGCAACTTTATCTGAAGGATTCCGTGGAAAAGCATCTGCAATATTCGAAGCAGTACTTACTAGTAAGTTAAGCGAAGAAGTTGACAGGCTTGAAGCAGAATATGCGCAAAATTTAGAAGAAGAAGTTAGCGAAGTTCATTCTTCACTAGTAGAAAAGGTAGATTCATACCTTAACTATGTAGTTGAAGGTTGGATGGAAGATAACCAACTCCAAGTACAAGAAGGTCTTAGGACTGAAATTGCTGAAGAGTTTATGACTTCACTACAATCAGTGTTCAAAGAACACTACATCGAAGTACCAGAAGGTAAAGAAGACCTCGTTGATGACCTTAGCGAACAAGTTTCTGAATTAGAAAGTACTTTAAACAAAACCACAGATGATAATATCGAATTACATGCTAAAGTTCAAGACTTTGAAAAACAAGCTGTAGTAAGAGAACAATCATTAGGGCTTGCTGATACTGAAGCTGAGAAATTAGCATCATTAGTAGAAGATATCGATTTTGATAGCAAAGAAACTTTCGAAATGAAAGTTAAAACTGTTAAAGAATCATACTTCAAAAATGAAACTAACGAAACAGTTGATGAGGTTGACAGTTTATTAGGAGATGGAGCAGTCGAATCAGACGTTTCAGATGCTATGAGCAGATACTCAGCAGCTATAACAAACTTTAATAATTAAGGAAAACAAAAATGTTTAATGCAGATAAAAACTTAATGGAAAAATGGAGTTCAGTTCTCGACCACGAGTCAGTCTCCCCTATCCAGGATAACTACAAGAAAGCTGTCACAGCTAGATTGTTAGAAAACCAAGAAGTTGCCTTACAAGAAGAAAGAGTTCAAGCACAAGGAAATTATATTTCTGAAGCAGCAGCTGCCAATAATATTGGTGGCGGTAATATTGGTTCATTTGACCCAGTATTAATCTCTCTCGTACGTAGAGCAATGCCAAACCTTATTGCTTATGATATCGCTGGCGTTCAGCCAATGAGTGGACCAACAGGTCTTATCTTTGCAATGAAATCAAAATACTCAACTCAGGGCGGAACAGAGGCTTTATTTAATGAAGCTGATACTGACTTCTCTGGAACAGGTACACATCAAGCTGAACCAACAGGTTTAGGTGGTGCAACAGACGCAGATACAGACGGAAGTATTGCTGATACCGCTGCTGGCGATATCACTAACACATTCGGTACTGGTCTTGCTACATCAGCGGCAGAAAGATTAGGAGTTGGCGAGTCCGGCGACGGTTCTTTCGGTGAGATGGCTTTTTCAATTGAGAAATCAACTGTCACAGCTAAATCAAGAGCTTTAAAAGCTGAATACACAATGGAATTAGCACAAGACCTTAAAGCAGTTCATGGATTGGACGCTGAAGGCGAACTTGCTAATATCCTATCAGCTGAAATATTGGCTGAAATCAACAGAGAAGTTGTTAGAACAATTTTAACAAAAGCTAAAATTGGTGCTTTACAAACTTCTACTGCTGTAAGTGGTATTTTTGATGTTAACACAGACTCAGACGGAAGATGGATGGTAGAGAGATTTAAAGGTCTCATCATGCAGATTGAAAGAGAATGTAATGTTATCGCTAAAGAAACAAGACGTGGAAAAGGTAATTTCATTATCTGTTCTTCAGACGTTGCTTCAGCTTTAGCAGCTGCTGGAATGTTGGATTATACTCCAGCTTTATCAGCTAACTTAAATGTTGATGACACAGGTAATACTTTTGCTGGTGTTCTTAACGGAAGAGTTAAAGTCTATATCGACCCTTATGCAACTATTGACTTTGTATGTGTAGGTTATAGAGGAACAAACCCGTATGACGCAGGTATGTTCTACTGTCCTTACGTACCATTAACAATGGTTAAAGCAGTTGGTGAGAATGACTTCCAACCTAGAATGGGATTCAAAACAAGATACGGTATGGTTGCAAATCCATTCGTAGCTGCTGACGGCACCGGTACAGACCGTGCTAACCAGTACTTCAGAATCTTCAGAGTTGACGACATTATGGTGTAAACCGTAGTTAGTTAAATCTAATTCGACTAAAGGGTTTCTTCGGAGACCCTTTTTTTATGTGTATAAATATTTTAGTATTAATTAAACAATGGAGAAATACAATGAATAAAATAATGTTAATAGGACTATCTATATTATCCCTTTCACAAGTTGCAAGCGCTAATATAAGTGGTACTATTGGAATGGAGTCCGAATACTTTTTCAGAGGAGAAAGTCAGGGCGAAGGTACAGCTATGCAAATGTCATTACACGGCGAGAAGTCTGGTTGGTTTGGTGGCGTATGGGCGAGTGAAATTGACCATGAAGTTTCTAGTTGGGAACATAACTTTTATGGTGGTTATTCTTTTAACTTATCAGAAGATACAAGCTTTTATGGTGGTGTAATCGATTATGATTACGACAGCCATTGGTTAAAAATTGGACCAGATGCCGAAAATGATAGAATCGATTCAAAAGAATACTTTATTGGT